GAAGCAGAAGGCATACAAGGTTGGCAGCAGGCTAAGATTACTACAGCAGCAGATGATATTTCAAGCGTATATCATGCTATGGATTATGATATGAAGTTTGCAGAATCAAAATCAACAGTAAACGTTCTAACTAGAGCAAAAGATGTTGTTGAATCAAACTACACAGCAAAACTTGCAGAACGTGTAAAATTAAAACTAGTAAAATAAACTCTTGACAACTCCTGAATAATGCTGTATACTTAACAAGTAACAACAACATTTATTCAGGAGTATTTTTATGAGCGATCGTACCTACGGTGCAGAAGAAAAAGCAAAACTTGAGCGACTTGTTCAAGAAGGCGTAACCGTATTGCAAGAAATTGAAGACCTACAAGGTGGTCTTAAAGACACAATTAAAGCAGTAGCAGAAGAACTTGATATTAAACCAGCACTGATCACTAAAGCAATTAAGATTGCACAGAAACGTGACTGGGAAAAGCATGCAGATACTTTCGAAGATCTCGAAACACTCGTTGCTACAGTTGGCGTAGACAAGTAATGCAAAAAATTAAAGAATTCTGGGTTAACAGTTATACAACAGACCAAACTGCGTTCTATTTTGAACTTGTAAGTTTTATCTTTACTGTAGGCGCAAGTTTAACTCTTGCAGTTAATGCTAAAGATCCTAACATGTTAATTGTGTACCCTGGATTCTTTATCGGTAGTGTCACACAGTGTTATGCAGCAGTGCGCAGAGGTGCAGCGTGGGTAATGCTGCTAACAGGATATTTTGCAATAGTTAATGTATTCGGATACGGCGTAGCAGCAACATGGTGGTAAAGCCGTACCAATGGCTGGCTTGGGTAAGCACTGTAATCGTATTGATTGCAGCTTGCCTTGCCAGTTTTGTACCCGAACTATATCTACATCATTACTTCTTTATTGTAGGTAATGCACTATGGATTGTAGTTGGCTACTTGTGGAAAGAAAATTCACTTCTATGGTTTAATATAGGCTTAACCGCTATATATGTTATAGGCTTAATATTATAAGAGTCGTTCACTTTAAGAACAGGTTTACGGTTAGTTGGCCACAAGCAACAGGAGGCATTTAATTGAGTTATGTAGACGCATTTTTCGACCGTGATCACGATATGATCAAGATAGTTGAACGAAAAGACGGAGCTAGAATATTCCGAGAACAACCTGTAAAATATACATTTTACTATAAGGATCAAAAAGGCAAGTACAAGAGCGTGTACGGTGATCCACTAAGTCGCATTGTATCTAAGAATACTAAAGACTTCCGCAAAGAAATTGCAATCAATCGAGACAAAACGCTGTTTGAAAGCGACATTAATCCAATCTTTCAGTGTCTAAGTGAAAACTATCTTAATCAAGATGCATCTAAACTAAACATTGCATTTTTTGACATTGAGACAGACTTTGACCCAGAGCGTGGATTTGCTGATCCTAGCGATCCGTTTATGGGCATTACGTCTGTCTCCGTTTATTTGCAGTGGCTGGAAACAATGATTTGTTTGGCAGTGCCGCCTAAGACACTTACTATGGAGCAAGCAACTGAGTTGCTTAAAGATATTCCTAATGTAATGCTGTTTGAAAAAGAAAAGGACATGCTGGACACGTTCTTAACACTGATTGAAGATGCTGACATTTTAAGTGGATGGAACAGCGAAGGCTATGATATTCCGTATACTGTCAATCGTGTAGCTCGTGTATTGAGTAAAGATGACACAAGACGATTTTGCTTGTGGGGTCAATTGCCTAAGAAAAGAATGTACGAAAAGTTTGGTAAAGAAAGTGAAACATATGACTTGGTAGGTCGTGTACACTTAGACAGTTTGAACTTGTATCGTAAGTACACCTATGAAGAACGTCACAGCTATCGACTAGATGCTATTGGTGAGATCGAAGTAGGTGAAAACAAGACAGCATACGAAGGTACGTTGGATCAACTTTATAACAATGACTTTAAAAAGTTTATTGAATACAACATTCAAGATACTGCACTGCTTGACAAGTTGGATAAGAAACTACGCTTTATTGACTTGAGTAATACTATTGCTCATGAAAACACTGTGCTTATCCAAACTACTATGGGTGCGGTTGCTGTTACTGAGCAAGGTATTATTAACGAAGCTCATCACAGAGGCTTGCAAGTTCCTAATCGTAAAAACAGAGACGATGAAGAAAATACACAGGCAGCAGGCGCATATGTTGCGTTTCCTAAAAAGGGCTTGCACAAGTGGATTGGTTCAATGGACTTGAACTCACTGTATCCTTCAGTGATTCGTGCGTTAAATATGGCTCCAGAAACTGTTGTAGGACAAATTCGTCCAGACATATCAGAAGCTCGTGTAGCAGAAGACATGGGTCTTAACAAACAGAGCTTTGCTGGTAGTTGGGAAGGTCGCTTTGCAACAGAAGAATACGATGCTGTTATGGCCAAACGTAAAGATGTTGCACTTACTGTTGAGTTTGAAAATGGTCAGTCTGAAGTAATGAGCGGTGCAGAGATTTACAAACTGATTTTTGACAGCAATAATCCGTGGATGCTAAGTTCAAACGGTACTATCTTTACACAAGAGTTTGAAGGTGTTATTCCAGGCTTGCTAAAGCGTTGGTATGCTGAACGTAAAGAGTTACAAGCAAAGCTAAAGAAAGCTAAGGATGCAGGTAACAAACCTGAAATTGAATACTGGGATAAACGTCAGCTGGTTAAGAAGATTTTGCTTAACAGTTTGTATGGTGCTATTCTTAACCCTGGTTGCCGCTTCTTTGATAAGCGTATTGGACAGTCAACTACATTAACTGGTCGTACTATTGTTAAGCATATGAGTGCAGAAGTTAATAAAGTTATTACTGGAGTATATGATCATACGGGCGAAAGCGTTATATATGGTGATACTGACTCTGTATACTTTAGTGCGTATCCTACTTTAAAAAACGAGATTATGGCAGGTAATATTCCGTGGAGTAAAGAAAACGTCATTACACTTTATGATCAAGTAGCAGATGCAGCCAATGCAACGTTTCCAGACATGATGGCAAAATCATTTCACTGTCCAAAGAGTCGTAGTGATGTTATTGCTGCTGGTCGTGAAATTGTTGCACAAAGCGGATTATTTATTACTAAAAAGCGTTACGCAGCACTGGTTACAGACATTGAAGGTTTTAGAACAGACGTAGACGGTAAAGCAGGCAAAGTAAAAGCTATGGGCCTGGACTTGCGTAGAAGTGATACTCCTGTGTTTATGCAAGAGTTTTTAAGCGAGTTATTGCTTATGGTACTTACCGACAAGCCTCAATCTGATGTACTAGAACGCATTACAACATTCCGTATTGAGTTCAACGAGCGTCCAGGTTGGGAAAAAGGTAGTCCAAAACGTGCAAACAAGATTGGACACTATCAGCGACTTGAACAGAAACAGGGTAAAGCAAACATGCCCGGACACGTTAGAGCAAGTATTAACTGGAATACACTCAAGCGCATGAACGGTGACAAATACTCGCAAGAGATTGTTGACGGCATGAAAGTTATTGTTTGCAAACTAAAAGCCAACCCACTAGGGTATACTAGTGTTGCTTATCCAACAGATGAGCTACGTATGCCCGAATGGTTTAAAGAACTGCCGTTTGACGATTCAGCAATGGCAGAAACAATTATTGATAATAAGTTAGATAATTTGATCGGAGTGCTTAACTATCCATTAGAGGATACCAAGCGTCATAACACGTTCAATAGTTTGTTTGATTTTGGAGAGTAAAATGAAAATTAATAAATTAATAAACTTTGGTTATTGTGTGTCAGATGTTAATTACGAAAGTAAAACTGATGCGAGTGACATTAAGAATCTTATAGGCGACGGAAGGATTGTTTGTATTAAAAACACACAACCTGTAGCACCAACTTTGCTTGTTACATTTTATAAAAATATAGGAAGTGTTGCTGCGCAATCAGAAAAATTAAAAGACTGCTTAGTTGACGGATTTCCTGAATTAATTAGAGTCAAAAAAGACGGCTTTTTTAAAGGTCAAGAGGACGGTGAATTGTTTTGGCATAATGCAATTTTAAATAAGTCAGATGC